ACCTTGCCGCTGGCCTTAGTAGGCGCAAGGTGCGGACTCGAACCGCGTCCCATGTACTCATTGCAGGATACTACTCCACAGCGGCAAGCCTTGTTATTTAGGTTCATCTTTCCCAAAGAGGTCTTCGGCAGACGGCATGCCTGATTTCTTCAATGCCGCTTTTGCCGCCTCTACTCCGGTTTGTGGAGCCTGTTCATCTTCCTCCACATCGAACCAATCAGACTTCGTGCTCATTCCATCCTTGAGTGAATTGTATATCTTGCGTAGCCCGATCACATTTGCCGCCGTGATTGTGTCAATGCGTCGCTGAATACGCTTCTCGATCTGTTCCTTATTCACACCGATAGATTCAAATGCGGTAACGAGCTTCTTGATAGCATCCGGCCCGGTGTCTGCTTTTGCCTTCATGGTCTTTTCACATTCGTCCACGGCCTGTTCAACAATGTCTCCGGGGATAATACCGAGGATGCAGGACCGTAGCCGACGCGCTCCCTGATTCGCCGTCATCTCGTAAATCTCGCGGGGGTCTTCAAGGGCATAAGAGCCTTTCTTCGTGAATCGCATGTGTTTGACCTGAAACACTTTGACTTGTCGGGTGTTCGTTTCGACGTCCCATGCGAAGGCTTCAACGGTACTTTCCCCGTTCCGCTGTTCAAGCTCACGGATGCCGAATTGCACGTTTCCCCATGCTTGCGCCATTGCCTCGGCAAGTCGAATTGACGGCCCGGTGATCTCCGTGCCGCCTTTGGCGTAGGTGTAAATTGCCGATTCTGCGAGGGCGGGGCGTTGACAGGCGTTCATGATCCGGTCAGTAGCGGATATAATGTCTCGGGGAAATCGCTTCGCAAGGATGATAGCCGCCTGGACCTCTGCAATTGCTCTTTGACTTTCCTGTTCTATCATTGCCGATGCGGGGTTCGGTACGGTTGCTACTGCTGCACTTTCCATCAGTTCTTGTTTCATGATTTTTCTCCTTTGATTAAAAAGCGTCTATTGCCCTCTCCGGGCTTCAGGTATTTAGAATAGATTTCCGGCTGTTCTTTTTGTAAGGCTTTCAGGTCAACTCGATTCACAGGTTTCCCCGTTTTCCACGTTACGAGAACAGAGCCGTCAACATCAATGAGCGTGTCAGCCTCTTTCATATCTTCCATTATCATACCTTTGAACATTTCCTCTTGTTCTTTAAGCGAGGCTATTTGATTCTTTACCTGCAATGCGCTTTCTACAGCAGCAACAATCCCCTCCGTAGCCGTGATAGTCTTTGCCTGAGATACTCTGAACCGCCTGATAACATCTTCATAGTTAATCGGGGCCGGGGGGGTATTCTCCTGTACGAGCTTCCAGAAGGCCACTTCTTTTTCAATAAGCATTTCCTGAAGCTCTCTATCTGCGGGAACTTCGTACAGTCGAAAGTCATTTCCTCCTATCAGAACAGCTAAGTCGGCAACAGAGAAGGCGGTCACGGTTAGGTAGTGCTGTACCTGAAACATATAGACGAGCGGTATTTCATCCGTCCCCGGCTCTCCCCATCCGGTAGGAAATTTTGCGGTCTTGATCTCAACCACGCGCTGGTCATCAGTAAAGCCGTCAAGGTTTGCAAGCATGAAGGGATATTGAGGATGATGCAGTATTTGATCTTTCGGGAACATCCTGACGGATCGGCCCGTTATATCAGAATACCGCTGACGAATGGCAGGTTCAAGGATACGGCCCCAAAGCATAGCCTCATTGTCAGGCAGAGGACCAGACAGACCGCGTTTATCTTGCCACACCTGCAGCGGGGTTCGATATGGAGACACTCCACAGATCGCGGCAGCGTCACTTCCTCCTATGCCCTTTTTACGCTCGTTTAGCCATTTCTCGTCACTCATTTGATTTTCCTCTCCATCTGCTCACCACACTCACAGATAGTATCCTTCCACCACAACGGGAAAAACATTTTTTGAAATAAATCGTATTTTTCAGCAACTTCTTTCTCAGCACCGCAGAATGGACAAATATATAATTGCATATCCGGCTCATCTAAGCCGGTATTAATGAATTGAGTTTTATCACCTATATACATCATCTTAATTCTCCTTAAAAGTGCCGGGTGCTTTCCCGAACACCCGGCGAATAAACGGTTGACTGAGATTATCCTTTCTTAATGAGCGTTCACGGGCCTTCGACCCGGTGTTACATATTGAATTCCTCAGCCTCAGCACGAGTAATAAAGAAGTGAATCCCATGTGAGCAGTCTTGAAAAATATTAGGATCGAATGAATCAGCTTTGGTAATATGCCCTATTTGATACTTTATTTCTTCGGTATGCAACCCGATAGCAATAGTATTATCTGAAACTTTTTTACCATCTTTAAACATCGCTATAGTTTTTACATATTCAGCACGGCATTTACGATTGATAAGGCATGAAGTACGTTTTGCATCATTCGGGATGACAAGTTTAAGAATCAGATTATTCCTGCACTTCTTCCATGCGATAAACGATCCTTCTTCGGGACAATGAGAGAAGTGCAGTTTCAAATTCTTTGCGCCGGACAGGTTTGCGCGGGACAGGTTTGCGCGGGACAGGTCTGCGCCGGACAGGTCTGCGCCGGACAGGTTTGCGCGGAACAGGTTTGCGCCGGACAGGTCTGCGCCGGACAGGTCTGCGCCGGACAGGTCTGCGCCGGACAGGTCTGCGCGGGATTTCTCAACCGCCTCTTTTATATCAGCATACTTACCAGCCTCAACAATGATTGCTCCGGTAAAACGGTGCTTAATTTCGCGATTCCCCATCATCCCCTCCCTCTATAACTATTGAAATCGTACTTTCACAGATAGGACAATTCCTCATCTCTAAATCATCAGTAAGCCTCTTACCATTAGCGGAGCCGGGCATGATACCTACGTAAAATAATTTATTCCACTCTTCCTGAGTGTATTCACGACCGCAGGAACATTTCTTATAAATCTCAGTAGTAGGCATTTAGTTCCCTTCGGGTTTCCTCAACTTTATTTTGATGCTGGTAACTTCACGCACTTCACCGATCTTGAATTTTATGCCGGTTATTTTTTGAAAAGTTCTTGTGCAGAAACGAGCAATAAATCCAAGAAGAAATCCTTCATCTATATTAAAATCATTAATCTTTGCCAATTCATAGTAACCATTCCTACTGCGTCCTAAATATAGTTTCATCTCCCCCTCCTAAGCTGTGAGTTGGTGGCGGTCTAATAATTCTACTTTGCAGGTCTTCATGTTTTCTATTATACTAAGCTGTATAGATATTGCAACTTATTTATTTATTTATTTTTAGTCTATTTGGCATAGGAATTGTATTGCTCTCTTGTGATAATGCAAGGTAAATGCCACTACCTGAAAACTTTTAAAAATAAATATCTTGTAATTTATACTTTCTTGTATTATCTTTATCACATGAAAAAAGAACTCCTAAAGAAAATCAATGCAGACCTCAAGAAGCAAAGCCTTAATTCCCTTGCCATCAAGATGGGCTTGAAGCAGTCTACCCTTTACCGGAACGTAATGGGAACAAGCAAGGGAACACTCGCCACCTGGGAAATCATCGAGTCATACTATAATAAGCAATAGGCATGACCAAGCAAATTCAAGAGGAGGAGGAGTGATGATCACAACAAAAATTGAAATAGATTTAGATAAAAGATGTAGCGGTTGTGGCGAAAAAGGGGCAATGCAGAACGGTCTATGTCTCAAATGTATTACGGAACAAATATCGCAACAGGGAGCCTCCGAGCTTATGTCACAGGCTCTTAGTCGTGCTCTTAATGATTGCGAGCGGCTTATTACTTCTTATGCTTCCAAAATAAGCCGAGCTTATCTCATGGCAGGGGATAGCACCTTGAAAATATCTCTTTCCATAGACCTCTCTTCCGAATCTCCTGGCAGCATAAATGGAGAAACTACAATTGCTTTCACTGAATCAAAAGTAAAAGATAAAACAAAATTTATTGTAATAGAAAAACAAGAACCATTACCATTATAGGAGGCTCCCATGATCCACAGCATGAGCACAGAGGAAGAACTTGGCGAGGTTTTTTCAGAGCACCAAGCCCAGGAGGAGAGCGCGAAGGATTTCGCGGGGAGATTTTTCGTAACATGTCTCATCTTCATAGCCGCATTGGTAGCGTTAATAATTGCATAATTCCATCGGGCCGTGTCAGGGTAAATTAGATATAAAATATCGGTGTTGGTCGGCAAAGCATCGCTGGTATCCTGAGAAAGTAACCGAGCCGTGACCTATCTTAAAAGGAGAAATATGGATATTGACATAGTAACAGAACTGAAAATGCTTAATGGTTTTGTTGATCCTCGTCCGCGAATGACTATTGAAAGAGCTATTTATGAAATAGAACAGTTGAGGCACGACAATGCAGAGATCATAAAGAACTGTTTTACAATATCAGAAGTTAATCGATCACACGAATTAGCAATACAGGAACTTTTGAAATTAAAGGATTGACAGTGCCAACATTCTTTTGCATAATTTGCCGTAAGCCTATTAAGGTTACTCATCCTGTAGAGCATCCTGATTTATACGTATGTCCGTCATGCTGTAGGGAATTAAATTTGCCGGAGGAGGAGAAGGAATGAAATATAGAAAGAAGTCTGTAGTGATTGAAGCGTTCCCTGTAAAAATGGCGTTAAGTCTTGCTAAGCACGATTGGTATAATCTCCCAGACTGGTTACAATCAGCCTATGAAAATGGCGGTATTGTATTCGAGTCGAATCAAATTTCCATTAATACTCTTGAAGGGACAATGATTGGTAACTCTGATGATTTTATCATCCAAGGGGTAAAGGGAGAACTATATGTTTGCAAGCCTGACATTTTCGAGGCTACGTATGAATCAGTGTAAACTCTGTTACGACAATTTGGACTGCCGGGGATGCTCGACTCGACATATCAAGCCTAAATTCCGTTCTCTTTCCTATACGTATTTATTTATAATCTTCGCTGCGGGATTTTTAGCAGCTCATTTAATTAAGTGGTATATGAGATGACCTTCGATTGGAACACTTTTTTATTCGGAGCCGGTGAGGCCTTTGTCTTATTCCTTACATTCTTAGGCATACATTTTATTAATAAATTTGAAGGGTATGATTATCCGATAGAAAGCGAAGATGATGAAAGTATCACAGAAACCTAAGTTTGAGGCTGTTTGTAATGGTTGTGGAATGTGTTGTGCGCTTGAAGTCTGTCAGGTTGGGGAAATAGCATTTCCAGGCGCACAAGCACCATGTCCTGCACTTAAAATTCATCCTGAATTGAATAGAACTTATTGTGAGCTTGTGTTAATTGAGAAAAACCACAATTTAAAACCGATGCTTCAAGAAGTGCTTGGGATAGGTCTTGGTTGTTCAATGAGAGATAATGATGAAAGTTGATCCTCTCACTAAAGCCTTTGCGTACTTAATCATTTTATTCATAATTTTCGTTATGGTGGGGCTGTACGTAATTAAGATTTGGGAGATACTTACGCAGTAATGGAGGAAGAGGGATGAAAGAGGGAACAGCACTTAAATTAATAAAATGGGGAATCATTTTGTTTTGTATTAGTACATCAATTTTCATTCTATCTGTAATGGCACATATCTTAAAATGACCGATCCTCTCACTAAAGCCTTTGCGTACTTAATTATTTTATTCATCATTCTATTTATGGTAGGGCTGTACGTGTATAGAATTTGGGAGATAATGACGGGATGAGCCATTGTTCTAAGGGAGGCAGGATGATTAAATATAAACTTGATAAGACAGGTAAATTACCGATACTTAAAGTAACAAATGAAGAAGATAAAACAATAATCTGTTGGAGATGTGCCGGTTCAGGCCGTATTTATAATGGGCATATGGAATTAAAGCGTATCTGTCCGGTATGTAACGGTGATGGTGAGCTAATTAATGAGGAATACGATCCTGATTATTTAGATGAGGATTAAATGGAAGGCTTGAAGGATTATTATGTAGATGACACAAATCCCTACGTCTACCTTGACCGTAGATATAAAGAACCCTGTAGAACTTGTCTTCATGGATATAAGAATCTCTCAGACTCACCTTGCCGTGAATGTAAATATTATGAGTGAAATTGAGTTAATAAATGCAGATTGCTTACCTGCCATGAAAGAGATGCAGGACAAGCAATTTGACCTTGCGATAGTTGATCCGCCGTATGGGATAGGTTGTGCTCAAACTATTAATATAGAAAATTTGAAAAAAGGATTTATTCATAGAGAACTTCACGTATCAAAGGATTGGGATAACAAACGCCCTTCACAAGAATATTTTAACGAATTACAAAGAGTCTCAAATTCATTAATAATATGGGGCGGTAATTATTTCACAGATTTTTTGTATCCTGTTAAGGGGTGGCTATTTTGGGATAAGAAAGATAACAAATTTCAAGGTTCATATTTTTCTGATGGCGAATTAGCATGGACAAATATTAATACTCCTGTGAGATATTTTCGTTATGGATGGATAGGAGTTGATTATATCAATAATCGTAATGGAGAAATAAAACAGCATCCCACTCAAAAACCCGTGAAGCTCTACGAATGGCTGTTAAAGAACTATGCGAAGCCGGGGGATACGATCCTTGATACGCATCTCGGCAGCGGTTCAATTGCCATCGCCTGTTACAACATGGGATATTCACTCATCGGATACGAGATTGATAAGGATTACTACTCAGCCGCCTGCAAGCGGTTAGAAGAACATAAGAAACAGCTTAGATTATTTGAACCTGTAGGGGGATAAACCATGCTCACATCACTAAGAAAGAAATTAGCCGCACTGATACTTCCTAAAGGATACCACGTACATAAGGACCGGAAGAAGGGATGGAAGGAGCCGAAGATAGGTACTTTTGAATATACTCCTCCACTTATCCCGAAAGAGGAATGAATGAGTGAAACAAGCTCAGTAGTATCGTCTGGAATATCTTTTGGAACTGCAATCGCTGTTTGTATTTCATGGAGCATTAATAAATCAATTTTCTGGTGCATCATTCACGGATTTTTTTCGTGGCTTTACGTTATTTATTATTGGATAAAAAATTAATGAAATGTCTCCCAGAAAGTACTAAAGCTACTAAGAAAAAGGCGATTGATTTAGCTAAAAAGATATGCCGGTTAGAAGGTATTTGTCTCAAATGCGGACGTACTAAAGCTCAAGGCTGGCGCATCCATGCTCACCATATCATTCCGGTTACGTTTGGGCATACTGCGGCACTTACTTCTAACTTGATATGCCTCTGTGCTGCTTGTCATTCTACCGGAGGCCATGCAGCCCATCAGAATCCTATTGAATTTAGTAATTGGTTCAATGAAAGCTTCCCAGGTAAATATGACGTACTCAGGACCATAGCTCATAATAAAAGTAAGGTTGATTGGAACTTAGTTTATATCGGATTACAGCATGAGTGGAAAATGAAATCAAAGGAGGAATAAAAATGAGCAAACCTGAAACAATTAAGATTGATGAGCGTTTTTTAAAATATGTTGTCCCTGTTCCTGAATGCGGGTGTCATATATGGATAGGAGGAAGTGATGCTCGCGGTTATGGAAAATTCTGGAATGGGGAACGATATATTTCGTCTCACAGATTTGCTTGGGAAAGAGTAAATGGGTCTATACCAAAGGATATGTTAATTCTTCATCATTGTGATATCCCCTCATGTGTGAATGAACATCATTTATATTGCGGAACTCATAAAAACAACACAGAAGATGCTATTAACAGAAATCGGTTTAATTATTCAGATCGAGTGAAAGGAGAGGAACATGGGAGGGCTATATTAACCGAAACGCAAGCAAGACATATTTTACAAAGCAAAGAGACTACGGCAATTTTAGCAAAAAAATATGGAGTAAATTTTATGACGATAAGTGCAATTCGTAAAAATAAAAGCTGGAAGCATATAGGGAGGGATTGATAAATGGAAAAACAAGACGAAATAAATACAATAACTATCAACAGCGTAGAGTATGTACGAAAGGACAGCGTTAAATCATTACAGAAGCCATCAGGAAAGATTCGCATTGTGATCCTTCAGCGTGGGTGGGTAGCAGTAGGTTATTATTCTCAAGAAGGAAGCAACTGCGAATTAAACAGAGCTTCAATTATTCGTGTGTGGGGAACAACGAAGGGTTTAGGGGAAATAGCCTATGGAGGCCCAACAAGTAAGACAGTACTTGATCCTTCTCCTCCACTGAAATTCCACGAAATGACCGTCATAGCCACAATAGACTGTGCGGAGGAAAAATGGGAAACAAAGCTTTCATAGGAGAAGAAAGCCAGACTTCCGGCTACGGCTACGGCTCCGGCTACGGCTACGGCTACGGCTCCGGCTACGGCTACGGCTACGGCTACGGCTCCGGCTACGGCTACGGCGACGGCTCCGGCTACGGCTACGGCGACGGCTCCGGCTACGGCTCCGGCTACGGCTACGGCGACGGCTCCGGCTACGGCTCCGGCGACGGCTCCGGCTACGGCTCCGGCGACGGCTACGGCTATTGAGAATCATTGCTTTGAGGCGGAGAGGGGGGAGAGATGAGAACAGGAATAATTTGGATATTAGATCATACAGAGATATTAACTGTTGAGATGGCTGAATATTATAAGTGGCATGCTTTACCTTATGGTTGCTCAATTATTGTATGGCCTGAGAATTCAGCCTCACGGAGAAATGAGGGGGCCATGGCCGAGGCAATGCAAGCGGTCAGGTAAGGGGTTTAAACTCACTACAATCAATCCTACGCACCTACAGGGGCATATTGGGCTATCTTATGGATAAGAAAAAACAGCTTATAGGGCAAAAAATTGATTTAGATAAGATGACTCCCCCACAGCGGTTATACGAGCTTGTCAAGGCGGCGAAGGTAGTAATTAAATGAGATTAATTAGAGTATTCCCACGGAAAACTAACGCGACTCCAACAGATATACTTGTACGTTTTGGCTTGCCTGATATGTTCGACGAGGCCGATGAAGTTCATATTTCTGTAGCGTTTGAGTGGGATAAACAGAGAGCAGAACAACTCTCTAAAGAATGGGAATGTGTCGCTCCGGTAACTGTTGGCGGTCCTGCTTATGGCGATCGGGGCGGTGAGTTTGAACCGGGACGTTTTCTAAAAAAGGGCTATGTCATCACAAGCCGAGGTTGTCCGAACTCATGCTGGTTTTGCAAGGCATGGCGCAATGAAGGGCGCACAATACGAGAATTAAAAATCAACGATGGTTGGAATTTACTCGACAATAATATTTTTGCCTGTTCTATTCAGCATCAAACAGCGGTTTATGAAATGCTCTTGCTACAAAAGCATAAACCGAGATTCACGGGCGGTCTTGAAGCGGCAAGAATGACATCGTGGCACGCTGAATGGTTAGCAAAATTAAAGCCAGATTTTTCATATTTTACTTATGACACACCAGATGATTACGAACCGCTGGTAAATGCCGCAAAACTCTTGCGGTCAGTTGGTCTCTTGAGAAATCACGAAATAGGATGCTATGTTCTAATAGGTTATCCAAACGATTCGTTTTCAGAAGCAGAGAATCGATTAAATCAAGTAGTAAGCCTCGGATATTTTCCTCAAGCAATGTTATACAACAAAATTGAAGATAAGGAATGGCGCAGATTTCAACGATCATGGGCTAATAAAACTATTGTCGGTTCTAAAATGAAGGCGGCGAAAAGGGTGATGCATGAGGGAACTTAGCCTTTTTACAGGCGCAGGTGGGGGCTTACTTGGAACTCTACTTTTAGGATGGAAGCATATAGGATACGTGGAAATTGATGAATACTGTCAAAAAGTCATTGCGCAAAGAATCAAAGATGGCATCCTCGAAGAAGCACCCATCTTCACCGATATCCGAGCATTCTCAAGTGAAGGGTACGCCGCAAGCTATACGGGAATGGTTGATGTCATTACCGCAGGATTTCCCTGTCAGCCGTTTAGTGTCGCCGGAAAGCAAAAAGGAGCAGCAGACGAAAGAAATATGTGGCCCCCAACAGCAGAAGCTATTTCGATTATCCGACCACGATACATTCTGCTTGAAAACGTGCCCGGAATACGCGAGTACCTGCCCGTGGTCATCAGAGACTTGCGGCGACTTGGTTACTCCGTTCGCAGACCCCTCATCCTTGGGGCTGACGACGTTGGCGGAAAGCACAGACGAAAACGAATCTGGATCATGTCGAAATTGGCCGACAGCCAGAGCTTGCGATGGGATAGTGCGACACAGCAGACGATGGATGCAAAAGAGAATAGACGAGAAGAAGGATGTAGATCTTACAACTGCCGTGAAGATGTGGCCCACGCCAACACTGCAGGATGCGAAGAACAACGGCGCACCATCACAGATGGAACGCAACACGAAGCCCCTGAATGCCGAGGTTGGTGGATCGTTGAACCCGACGTGGGTAGAAGGTCTGATGGGTTGGCCTAAAGATTGGACTTGCTTAAATCCCATTAGTCATGTAGAATATCTGCAATGGCTAATGGGAGGAACAAATGATAAAGAAACAAGAACAAGAGAAGCAATGCGAATACTGCGGATCGGTAATGCTGCGGAAGAGGTATCGAGGTCGATTGGAAGACCTGTCGGCATTCAAGAGGCGGCGATTTTGCTCTCTGAGTTGTGCGAACACGCGAACCGACCTGACGAAGCACGGTTATTCATGGCGTGCGCGGAAACACTTGAAAAAGAAATGCGAGGCGTGCGGGTACAACAGGGCATTGCAGGCACACCATCAGGATCAGAACATCAAAAACAACGAGAAGGAGAACATTCAGACGTTATGCAAGCACTGTCACGACTTCTGGCATACTACGGCCAAAAGGCTTGGAAAGACGGTAGCTGGGAGAATGGCATCCCTCGTGTAGCGAACAAAGTGGCCTCTCGGGTGGACAGACTTAAAGCCATTGGCAATGGACAAGTTCCAATCGTGGCTGCTACAGCATGGGAAATATTAAGTGAAGGTGTGATGAATGGGTAAGCTGCCCTATTTTCCTTTCTATCCCGATGATTGGATTTCAAGTCCTGCCGTCATGCTTATGACGATGGAGCAGAGAGGAATTTACATCACGCTTTTGGCCCACGCATGGAACTTTCCGGGCGGGGCATTACCGGACGACATGAACGTATTGCAGCGGTTTTGCCACGGCGCAAAGAGGAAAAATATACAGTCCGTACTTGACTCCTGCTTCCAACGTAGAGGTCACGAAGGGGGGGGCCTTGCATGGACGAACCCCAGGCTCTTGCATGAACGTAGCAAGGCTGTAATGAAGCATGAAAAGATAAGTGAAGCCTCTAAGATACGAGAAGCATTAAAGAAGAATATCAAGATTGTGCCAGAATCCTGTCAAGATCGTGGCAATAACCAGAACCAGAACCAGAACCAGAACCAGAACCATATAAAGAAGAATCTAAAGAAAGAGGGGGAAAGCAAAAAACGCTTTTCCCCTCCTACTTTCACAGATGTAACGGAATACTGCATCGAAAGAAAAAACGGCATAGATGCTATTGCGTTCGTAAATTTTTATTCTGCAAAGGGTTGGATGATCGGCAAAAACAAAATGAAGGATTGGCAAGCGGCAGTTAGAACGTGGGAGGCGAAAGATGGACTACAAGATGGCGGCAGCAGGGGAAACGGAAAGCAAGACTTTGCCGCAGAACGAGAGAAGGAACGATTTGAACGTATCGGCAGAGTATGTGGCGTCTCTTCTCGTGTGGCTGGAAACGTTCACGGGAAAGTCACTCAACGAGAGCGAGACGGAGCTCTGGAAGGATCGGCTGAAGAAATACCCGAAGTGGAAACTCCAAAGGATTGATGAGTACAACGGCGGCCTGAATAACAACGTATTCGTATTTCTCGATGCGCTGAGGCTGCCTTCAGAACCAGCACAAAAGATTTTTAAAACGTGGGTAGGGCTACTGCCTGAACAGAAAACGCAAATCGGCAAAGACTGCAAAGAATACGTTGATAAATTAATGACACTACCACCGAAAGAAGCTGACAAATGTGAGCGTGAATTTATCACAACGATGCGTAAGCGTTATCCGAATCTCACCTGGATGGCAGGCAGAAAGGCGAATAAGGGGATATGACAGAAAAAACCTGGCTTACATTAATTCTTGTCGTTGGAGCTGCCGTGATGATAGCTGCCCGGCGATATAAAAATACAGAGCCTAATGCAGGATTAGGTATTGCAGGATGGACTATTGTTATTTTGCTTCATCTGTGGTGTTGAGGAGGTGATGTCAAAATGTAGCAACCGGGGCGGCGCAATCAAAAAATGACTGACAAAAACTGTCACTATCCCCACCTGCATATCAGGTATGTCTCTACGGGGGCGTCAGATTCTATATGATATGTATTATTCAGTATGTTACTAAAAGTTACATAGGTATGAGGAAAGGAAGAAAGTCTGTACTCAGTATTTGTTTTTTCAGAAATCGAGATAACAAAACTGCGACATTGCCCGAAAAGGCTATTTTATGAACAATGACAGTGATTTCAATATGTTATAGCAGATGAGCAGATATGCTGATAAGGAAGATTATGTCAAATCGTCAAGTAACTCATTGATATTATTGATGTGGATAAGTTTGACAGGGCATAATTCCCTGTACATGGGCGACAAAGGTATTACACGGAAACCCCAAAAGGGACGCGAGGACGGGACGGGGGCCCCAGATCGAGGCACCGCAGCAGCGTCCGCATGGTAATTCTGTGGTGTTTTTGCATCGTTTTCCCGATCCGGATGACCCCCTGTCGGGACTTGGCGGGTGGGGGTTGGTGACCCCTCCTGAGGTTCCCCCCCAAAAATAAAAAAGGAGTCACATGACCTGCAAGCACACTGATTCAGGCTTCAGCCGGTTTAAGTATCTCGTTACCGGGAAAGAGACTTGGAAGTGTTTCACCTGCGGGAAGGAATTGACGAAGGAGGAATACGAGGAATGGAAGGTAAAGAATAAGCATGTCTAATCCATTCGACAAATTCCCTGAGTTCTGCTCCCGGCTGACGATCAACTCGAAGGATGAGGGGCTTGTTCCGCTCAAACATTGGGGATCACAGATTGAACTGATAAAGCAGGTGTCGGCAGGGCTTGAGCAGGATATACACTTCTTTGTGATTCTCAAGGGCGGCCGTCAGGTAGGGATTTCTACGGAGTGCCTTGCCATAACGCCGTATTGGAACTTCAAGCATGGCGGTATACAGGGGGCAATGGTAACGGACACGGACTCCAACCGGGACTATTTCAGGTCTATTCTGTTGGATTTCATCGAGTCGTTGCCCCGGAGCATGAAAGTCCCAATTGTGAAGGGCCGAAACAACCGGCTTGGTATCGAGTGGCGGAACCTGTCCCGCATGGTGTACATGACGGCCGGAACCCGGAAGAAGCGCGAAGGAGGGGAGCTTGGCCGGGCAAAGGGGATCAATTACTGCCACTGTACAGAGTGTTCGTCATGGGCGGACGAGGATGAGCTTCAGGCGTTCATGGCTTCCCTGTCAGAAACGTACCCGCAGAGGCTGTACCTGTTTGAGAGTACGGCGCGGGGGTTCAATCTGTTCTTCGACATGTGGGAGACGGCGAGCCGGGCGAAGTCGCAGAAGGCAATCTTTATCGGCTGGTGGATGTGCGAGAAATACAGCATCCCGAAAGAGTCAAATATCTACCGCGTGTATTGGGACGGCAAGCTGTCCTCGGATGAACGGCAGTGGGTAACGGAGGTCAAGCGGCTGTACGGGCATGAGATCACCGGCGAGCAGATGGCATGGTGGCGCTGGAAGTTGAACGAGATGATGAACGGCGACTTGAACATGATGTATCAGGAGTTCGGGCCGACCCCGGAGCTGTGCTTCGTCATGACCGGGTATAAATTCTTTTCTTCCATGCACCTGACTGAAGCGTATAAATACGCCCTGAAACAACCGTACAAGAGTTTGCGGTACACGTTCGGTTCGGACTTCGTTGATACGAAAGTACACATGACCACGAGAGTCAATGCGGAACTCAAGATTTGGGAAGATCCCAAACCGAACGGAATCTACGTGATAGGAGCGGACCCCGCCTATGGGTACAATGAGGAGTCGGACAAATCAGTTTGTGAAGTGTTTCGATGCTACGCAGACAGATTGGTACAGGTGGCAGAGTTTTGTAGCTCAGGCGTCCGTACCGACCAATTTGCCTGGATTCTTCTTCACCTGGCAGGAGCTTATCGCAATACAATGGTTAACCTCGAACTCACAGGTCCTGGTAATTCGGTTCACAATGAATTGATGAACGTGAAGAAACGGCAGGCGCTTTTGCCGAAGAACGACCGGAACAACGTCATGGATGCGCTGTCGTGCATCTCCTGGTTCCTGTACTCGCGGGAAGACTCGCTCGCCAAGAGCTTCGCGTACCACTCGAAGACCGGGAGCGAACAGAAGGAATTGATGCTGAACCGCATGAAGGACCTGTGGGAGCGCGGGGAGATGGTCGTTCATTCCTGCGACATGATAAACGAGGCGAAATACTTTGCGAGGGATGGCGCTCAGCTTGAGGGCCGGGGCGGGGCGAATGACGACAGGGTGGTGTCCGTAGCTCTCGCAGTCATGGCATTTCTCAATTGGCGCAAGATGCGGTTGATACAAAGCGGTATGACGTACATGAAGGTCAAGAAGGATGAAGAGAATGAAGGGCGCAGTCCGACGGCGAACCTCGTTCTGGACTTTCTAAAAACAAGAGGGGTGGCGGTGAAGAGATGAAAAAAACTTGTAGAACTTGCATAAACTATAAAGATTTTGTAAGGAGTGATAATCCAGAATTTAAAGATAAAAATGTTCAAGAGGGGGTTTGGTCGGTTTCAATAGGAGAGTGCCGTAGAAATGCCCCAACATTGTCGGGGTGGCCTCGCGTGTTATCAGATGAATGGTGCGGAGAATATCAGGATCATGACTCAAACTGAAATCTCACAACGCCTGATGAGGCTGAAGTACGAAGGTGGCTGGACACTCTCTGCGCTTGCAAAGGAGATAGGCTTCGACCGGGACACCGTGAGGCGCGCAGTTGACGGCGATATGTCGGACACCACGCAGCGCCGGATTGAGGCCGTGCTGAAGATCATCGCTCCCTCGGCCCCGCCTCCGCCTCCGAAGAAGCACAAACCGGGGAAGATGAAACGGTTTCTTATCCGGTACTACAACCTCATGAAGTGGTGCAATATCCTTGAGCGCGAAGCGGAGATTAAAAAAAAGTATTCTCGTCCGCAACGATTCAACATGACGCGGGAAGTCGCAGGCTATGTCTGCTCGAAGCTGGACTACATCATGAAGCGTTATCTCATGGACGTTTTCGGAACGGAATTGAAGCGGCGCAAGATTTCTATGGGCGATTGTATGGCGGCGGAACAATGGGTGCTGCATATCAAAAAGAGATTGCCTCAGATGAAACAGGACTTGATTAAAAAACTTCTAATCAGAAAGGATGGTTTTTCAAATGATAGACGTTAGAATTGCATCTGTGATTACGGTTCTTATTGTTTTTGCGAGTTGGGGAGTGTTTTGGTTTTTGGTGAATCGAATGAAGGAAAAGCTAACTTTAGAAATAACACGCGCAAGGAATTACGATCCTTCGATATGTATTCCCCTCGACAAACCAAGTCACACGATATTCCGATGGTGTGGACAGGAAGAAAAGATAGCCCAAACTCACCGAGCCATACCTCACAGCAAAGCCATTATCATGCTGTATCAGCACTTCAATCTGAAATTTAAAGCAAACGAACCTCAACTCGATACACTTGTAAAAGGAGAAAAAAATGTCGGATGAAAAAATAGTTGCAATAATCACGAAGGAAACAACGCTGGTCGGGGAAGCGGTAAACGATTTGCACGGCGATCCGTGCGGGTTGAATAAGGCAATATACATCGTCACATCATCCATGATAGCGCAAAGCGGGCCGATGATATTCACTATCGGTATCAAGCTCGGCACGGTGAGGAAGCTACCGGAGGGAGTAGTTGCCGAACTTGATCCTAAAAGCCCGTTGCACAAGGAATGGTTCAGCGCATGGTCGGACACGCCGACGATTATTCAGGACTTCCCGAACAAGCGAATATTAAAGACGGATGCTTAACAAAAATGCCACAAGCATAATCATCATTCAGGGCTATGTGATGGGGTTCTGGAACGGGCAGACGCTTATGAACTGCCCGACCTCCGGGACTCTGTTCGTAAAATGGCGCGATGGGATTCTACCAGACGGCGTGAAGGTGGGGAAGTACGTCACGATCACGGGGAAGCTCATCACGCTCGACCTGGGCAGGGGCTTCCTGATGACGAGGGCGGAGTTGTTGAAGCCGTCGAGCTTGAAGGAAATAAAAAAGTTTGTGGAGGAAAGAGTATGTCGGTAAAACGCTTTGGATATATTGGTTCATTGATTGACGAACTCTTAGAAGAATTTCAGAAGGGGAATATCAAGCTATGTATTTTAGCATACACGGATAAAGACGGCGGTTATCATGCGCGCTGGACGGATGGCAGAATTTTTGAGTTAAGCGGAATGGCTCTTACCATTGCACAAGATATTCACAGGAGCCATCATGAAAATTGCGAATCTGATTATATTCAGGATTAAGGTGAGAGCATGAACGTAATTCTTATTCCGGCAAAAGACATGAGCGACATTATACGGATTTTAAAATCTCCTGCAAGAAGGATATTACAAAGTCACTACATCAATCATTCATGTGAAATATATTGGTGTGCTCCTGATTTTTTTCATAATAAACTTTCAGAAGAGTTTGCAAATATACAATTTGAAGACCTTGCCAAAGCAGGAATACAACACTTATTTTTAGAAGAGGATCAACTATGTCCCTAACTATTGACCAATTCAAAAAGACGCTGAAGGACTATCAGCACAACTATCAAGTCGATGTGACGAAGGCGACGAAGCACTTCAACAAATGCGTCAACGATCTCCTGCACCGGCTGTCGGATGAAGATAGAAGAACCGTTGAAAAGGAAATATCAGAAGCGAATAGAAAACAGACGCAGTATCCTGAAGGATAAAGATGCTGATAGCAAAAAAACTTCGGTATGAAGTGGCATACTTTCATTGGCAATGCACCGTTGGGCAATGTCGGCGCAAGTTCATAGGCATGATGGATTTATTTGAGCATCTTGCCGAGGCCCACGGAGAAACGCTTATTTATCTCAGCGCAGACCGGCTCGACAAAGGGATTAAACGCCTCTCAATCCTACCCCGAGATTATCCAGATGAAAAACGCAACGTAACACCCTTCCGCCAAAAGTCAAAAGCCTGATATACAAACTTTTATTTTCTTGACACGAATTTAGGGGCGTGATACTTCTTTGACATATTGTGCCATTTTTTTGGTTTATGGCAATTATTTGACGGAGACATTAATGCCTGTTTTAAAAGAGTATCTTTGCCTCTCCTGCGGTCCTGTCGAGAATACCCTTCCTGTTTGCCCCCGTTGCGGTAGTACAGAACCGAATTTGAAACGCGAATTTCGCACAGCCTTCGGAGTGAAAGGCGAGGCGACGAAGTTTAAGGACGGCAATATTCGCGGACTCGTTGAGGGCGCGGGACTCACCGACTATTCAAATAACATCAACACGAAGCACACGCCTGATTACTCAAAAGTATGGGGCGATAAAAAGGAATTTGCGGCACAACTAAAAGCGAATCCTGCTGTGGCAGGTGGAATCAATGTTGAAGAAACGCGCAAAGCACTTCGTAAGATCGGCGGTGTCACGAAGATTTACGACCAGCGTGACATCAAGGGAGCGGCGTGAAGATACCGGCAAGCCATGATGAACGCGAAGAACTCTACAAAGAAATAATCATAAATGCCTTCGCTTCCCGTGAAGACCGCAAATCCCTCTATTCTATCCTGAAAAATTATTATCTCTACGGCAACGGAAACATTCAACAGAGCGCGGACTACAACAAACTATTCCCGCACATTGATTTGCTTTCCTCATTTCTCTTTTCCGGCGAGACAACGACATTCGTAATTGAAACCTCGGAAGACTCCGACAATCAAGACCCCATCATTGAGCAGAAGAAAGCTCAGAAACTCTTACCCGCATTGAATCAGAATTGGCATGACTCGAATACCGACATTCTTTTCAACGAAGCCTTGAATTGGGCGCTGGTCTATTCAACCATGCTTTTGAAGATGGTTCCGATGGGACACGGGAAGTTCGGCATCTACCTTGTCGAGCCGCATAACTTCGGCGTGCTTCGGGAAGATATACCGATGCTCGATAATCAAGAGGCAATGGTACACGAGTATTACATGGGTGAATCTGAGTTTCAACGTCGAATCTCCGCCTTTGGAGAAGAAGAACAGATCAGATTAAAAACTGCTGTTGGTTCCTCATTTCAGGAAATCTCCACGGGCGCTGATTCGATTCCAATGCCTCTCGCAAAACTTATTGTGACCGCAACATCACCGAACATCACTGGGCAGCTTGCCGCGAATATCACCGCGCAGTATGACTTCTCGCCGAAAATTCAGGAGCCGTGCTGCGTCTGTCAGGAAGTTACGGTATGGGATGACGACCTGAAAGACTATCGCATGGCAACCATGATCGAGGGGAAAGCCCTTTTCTACGATGCACAGGGGAACACGTTTGTCCCGAACGAGCATCCGTACATAAAAATCACCCCGAACATGATGAACACGTACTTTTGGGGACGGACTGAGTTGATGTTCCTGATACCGCTTCAGGAGTGGGTCAACGTGAGGATACAGGAAATCAGGAAAGTCCTTGCGAAGATTGCCGACCCTCCGATGGCGGGGATAGGAATGTCGGGAGTTGTCGAGGAGAAATGGCTTCAGCTTCCCGGCGACAGGGTGGCAACGGATGTCCCGGCAGGAAGCATTACCTCTTTTGCTCCCGCGCCTCCCACAGACCTGTTCAAAGAACTTCAGATGATCGAGCAGCTCTTCGATGAAGTCAGCGGCATACGTGAACTCATGCAGGGCAAGGGCGCTCCGGGAGTCCGGGCGACTTCTCACGCCGACCTGCTTGTCCGGGTGGGATCATCCCGCGTCAAGAAGAAAGCCGCAATCCTCGAAGATGCGGTTGAGAAAGTCGGCAGTCTCATCCTCGCATTCATGCGGAAATACGATGACACGCATTACAAGACCGATGACGGTCTTACGTTCATAGCAAAAGAACTTTCCTCGCGTTCATCCGTCAAAGTGGACTCTCACAGCTCAAGCCCGATATTTATTGACCAGCAATTACAGAAAGCGAATGACGCATTCAAGGCCGGGGCTATCGACAAGGAAGATTTGATAGACGCATTCAAATTCCAGAACGCGGCGTACATGAAAGTGAAACTCAAGAAGCGCGAGGCAATGAACGACATGCTCTCCGCTATCAAGAACACCTTAGAGAGCGCGAACGGAACGAATGATTTACAGGTTTTGGAAAAGTTGAAAAATATGTTCGAGAAGAAATAATGGCGAACGAAAACGATATTAACATGGCCTTTAATTTGATGTTGAAGAGGAACATTGCACTCAGCCAAGAAATACTCGGCCTGCGGAATGAGATGTACGAACTTGTTAAAAAGCAGGTCGATAAAATATTTGCGGATCGAATCGACATGATTGAAGGCTCTCTGAGAGAGTCGATTATTCATAAAGAAATTTTAATTGATAAAGGATTTATTACTCGTCAGGAAGTAAACGACAAATACGACGAACTAAAGGCGAAGGCAGATGGCACAACTGTACGCTGATTTTACATTAGGCAACGAAGGCAACGCCGGAACGATAGGCGCGCCGTTGAAGTATGCTGTGGGGATGACGGATTCAACGTCGGGGAAAACCTTATCTGCTGGCGATTCGATGCTTTGCAAGTGTGGGGAAACTTGGAGAGAAACGGAAACCGTACCGAGTTCAGGAAGTGCAGGACTTCCAATTACTTTCGGGGCGTATGGAAGTGGGGCGAATCCGATAATTGATGGAGCAGATATTGCTGCGACATGGACAGCAGATTCTTCATGGCAACCGGCCATAAATTGGACAGATGATTCAACAAATTCAGGCCCATATAACATTAGAACTGCTATTGCAGCTAATACGTCATCTAATTCTGGTACTCAGGTTAGAATAACCATGAAGGCAATCACATCGGATTTAGTCGTTGTCGGAACTTCAATAGGGGTATCTACGAGTGGTCATGCGTATGATTCGGCCCCGACAAGAATAACGTGGGCAGGAGGCTCGAATGGTACGACTATCACGGCAGGAACTTCACTTGTTAGTGACGCAGTAAACTTTACATTTGACAAAACAATTCGATATCTTGTGACATTTTACGTTAGTTCAGGATCATATCGTTATATAGCATCTGGAGCATCCGGATGTAGCATTTATTATGATAATACTGCTGTAGATTATTCGCAATCTATTGACGATGCAGGTGTTACTGGCCCTATTTCAAATAGATCAGAAATCCTTGAAGTAGAAGTTCTTGGAAGTGGCGTTGCAAATGTCTATAATTCAACCGTAGCGTCAACTCCAAATCAAGTGTTAAGGGATGGGGTTCTGGCAACCAAAGGAGCATCCAAGGCGGCACTCAACAATCATGAATGGTTTGCTACAGGAACAACGCTTTCCTATCGAGATGATTCAGGCACTCCGCAGGGGGCGAGCTATATCATCACAGCAAAAGTAAGAAATTACAATATTGACTGGAATGGCAAGAACTACATAACCGTATCTGGCTTTACTCTCCAAAACGCCAATGCGAGAGGTGTCTATTTTGGAGCATCAGCCAATACTCCAGTCCTAAATGGGAATACAATCAAATATGCTTATAATGATGGTATATACACACTATCTGTGACGGCAGTCGTCCAGAACGCTACGATCCTGAATAATACAATATCGTGGAATGGTGGCAGTGGGATTGCGCTGAACAAGGCTTCACATCATTGGGCGATTGACAGCAATCAAGTGTTTAGAAATTCTCAGGTTCCTTTGACAAGTGGGGGGAACCAATATACAGGAGGGATTAGGTTATGGTGTGATGATTCTTCAATCATCAACTGCACAATTACACATAATATTATCTATTCCAACGGGAAGTATCCAGATAATACCTACAGTTCAGAATCCGGCTATGTTACAGGAGTAGGAATCTGGTTGGATACCATAACTGGAGCATCGAACTATAGCACCGCTAACATAGTTGCCTATAACAATGTCTATGATAATTGTTATCGTGGTATTCATTTTGAACACACGACTTATCAGAAGGCATATTATAACCTTGTCCACGACAACCATCAAGCATATGGATTTGCCATTGCCGACTACTCTCATTCCGCCGGAATGAGTTCGACCGGAAATCTGATCTATAATAACACGGTTTACAACAACGATTATCGAAACTTCTATGTATCTGGGGGGAACGGCGGTGTTGCTAATACCTGTGTCGGAAATATCCTCAAGAATAATATAGGATGTATTGGAGGAAACGGACTTTGGGCTGAGTACGGTGGAGAGAACGACGGACCCAATGGATCAGGGAACATCTATCTCTATAATCATTTTGGAGTAGCTTCAGGAGCCTTCCTGCATTGGGGGCATTCTACGACCTACAATGATTACGCCAGTTGGGAAGCTGCCTATGGCAGCACAACTTATTCAGTCCAATCCGATCCTCTCTTCGTCAACGCAGCAGGAGGAGATTTTCATCTTAAAGGCAATTCTCCCGCGATCAAGGCCGGTGTGAGTGTCGGCTTATTCGTAGACTTCTTCGGCAATCCTGTTCCTGGCGTACCTGACATCGGAGCCGCACAGTTCGTTCCCGGCCCGACCGGATGGACAGGACAACCGTCTGCTCAATCATACAGTCCGGCACTTACCACAGGCGGGAAATTGGAAATGTTCATGATGAACAAAAATATTGCAACCATGACGACGGATGAACTGAAAATATTGCAATGGCTTTTGACACATTAGAGACATGACAGAGAAGCAACGTCAACAAGTAGTTGATGCTTTGAAAGCATTGGAAATAATTAAAAAGAAGTTGCAGGAAGTCTTGAAGTAACGGTTTTTTGACAACTTAATATTAGCTTAAAACTCAAAACGCAAGAGTTCACAAGCCTACATGGGAGAAATCCCGGTGGGCTTTTTATTTTTAAAGAATTGCGCGTGAGAAAACAAAGCTCGTGCGCATTGCGAAAGGGGGTGAAAGAGATATGGCGAAGCGCGGAAGAAAGGCAAAACGCAGCAAGAAGCGGTAGGCAAAAAGTAGAGCGGGGAGGCATCCCACTCGTATGAGGTATAAGCCCTCCCCTGCTCTCAATCGAAAGGAGAACCGACATGCCAGAAACAGCAGCAATGCCGGGAATGTCAGCACAGCCGGGAGCAGGCGCGGCCCCTCCGCCGCAAGCCACTCCGAGCGGTGAACCCCAACAGGCAAAGGGCGACATCGAGCAGGCGAAAGCAAATGTGCATATCGCCGTCAAGATGCTCGAAACAACCTTGTCGCAATTAGGCGCGGCTACGCCTGAAGGTCAGGCGGTCATGAAAGCCTTGCAGGGGTTGACGAAGGTATTCTCCGGGAAGAACCAAAAATCGGAGGATTTAGTACCGGCAGAACTGTTGAACGTAGCCCAGGGTTTGCCGGATCAATATAAGCAAAGTTTGGCACAGCCAAAGCCGGGAGGAATGCCCGGAGTTTAGGAAGAAAGGAGAAAACTTATGGCAGTAATCACAGCAAATTCTTCACAAATCGATGTCTACCAGGTGCAAGAGCTACTGGTTCAGCCGCGTGCTCTTGACAGCGCCCTGTCTACATCTCGTTGTGATGGATACGGCGCTCAGATTTTTCAGCCCATCCACGGCAAGAACCATCTACTCGCAAGAGAGGGTTCGTATTGGGTGAACCAGAACCCAACCATTTCAACGGGTGTGAAGCTCACTGGAGACACCGCGACCGCATGGGTGGCGACAACCCCGGCCCTCTTGATCGTCAATATCGACTCAACGAGGATACTTTACATCGACTACATCAAACTGATTGTGACGGTGGCGGGTGCTGGTGTGTCAACACCATTCTATCAGTCGGCAGCGATCCTCGACACCGTAAACCGCTACTCTTCAGCCGGTACGGAAGTCAGTGCGAATACCGTTACACCATTTACCGGCGTTCCGAATGTTACGGGCGCATTCCGCATTTGGTACGGGGCAACGGCAACGGCAGCGACGGCAGCGCGTCAGATAGGTCGCAGCATGGTACGCGGTGCGACCCCGGTGGTAAACGATCAGTATGTCTTTTCGTTTGGTGGAGGCGAGTCCATATCATCGAACGGGACAGACGGGACAACGAACGTCACGCAGAAGGGTTTCAACTATGCGCCAGCAGTATTGGCACCGGGCAGCAGCTTCCTGTTCTATCTATGGTCGGTTGGTATGTCTACGTGTCCGACGACAGAATACGAAATAGCCGGTTGGTTGAAGTAAGGAGAGCGCCATGAAAAAAATGAAGCCCGGAAACAGGCATGATGATTACGACATGGGGACGCGGAAGCAATACGGTCGGGATGCGGTACAAAAATCAGAGATGATCGACGTGCAGCCCCTTGAGCATCAGTACGTCGTGAAACTCCGCGATTCCAACATACCGGGATTTAACGCAACTCCCCGCGACACGGTAAAGCCGAAGGACACGAAGGGCAACAACCCGATTGTCGGCGCGATTATCAGCGCCGTACTCGGACAGGCAATGAAAGACTAACCAGAAAGGAGAACCACAATGGCAGAGTTTCTTTTTCCAAAAGTGAACTCAGTAGGGTTCAAGAGAAACAACAGTTCAAAGGTATCTGGCAAACCCCCGGAGCAGCCGGAGATCGCCGGGATGAGGGGCGCAGCCGACATTAAAAAGCGGGACGCTCTCGCAATCAGAAAGCCAAAGTAAAGGAGAAGTGTCATGGCGACAGATGAAGAGAAGGACGACGAACTTTTCAAACTGTTCAAGAAAACATTGGGCAACACGAAGACCCGGAAAGACCAGCTCAAGTTAATCAAGCAGGTCGATCCGGATTTACCGATACCGGAGGTCGATGCGGAAGACCGGGTGATGGCAGTTGTAAAACAGCAAGAGGATCAAATAAAGGCACTCAAGGAAGAGCGAGATCATGACAAGGTGATCGCCGGAATTAAGGAACATCGGGAAACCATAAAGTCAAAATACAAACTTGACGATGAAGGATTGAAAAAAGTCGAGCAGCTTATGGTTGACAAAAAAATTGGCGATCACGATACAGCCGCAGAGTTCATTGCGAACAACAACAAGCTCGCAACTCCGACAGTGGCCGAAGCAGGATTCCGACAGGTCAAGATGCCATCAGATGAAGCCTTACTCAAAGACCCGATAGGGTGGGCGAGGAATGAGGCACACGCGGAAATTGACCGTCTTAACGGAGTCCGCAGATAAGGAGGTTCTATGGCATACGTTAGACCTATTTTACCGACGGGTTCAATTTCCTCGCTGAGTACGCTTTCTCAGCCTCCCTTTGAATCGTTGGCAGACGTAAACAGGGTGAATGAAATCTCTCCGGCAACATGGTCTATTCAGTTGGGATTTCTGCTTAATACGATCATGACGGCGCTGAACGCAATGAACTTTTCTGTTGGTCTTGTAGCGCAAGCAGGCACGAACACAAAAGTCAAAACTACCAATACCGTTCAGTACACCATTGGAGGGTTTGCGTACACGAAGGCCGCTACAGACAACTTCTGGGTGCTTGATACAACCTGCAACGTGACGAATGCGTATTGGAATGGGATATGGCTCGGGATCAACGCGGCAGGTACGGCGGTATTCCAGGCAGGCACACAGGCGACGACTCAGGCGGGTATTGTCATGCCCATGCCAGCAGCGACAACGTGTGTGCTTGGATACTTAACAATCAACCCGACAGGGACAGGAAACTTCGTAGGCGGCACAACGCCGTTGAACGACGGCACAGTAGTACCGAATGCCGCGTACTACGATATTACGTTCCCTGGGGCATTTACACTTTTAACTTAATCAGAAAGGAGAATTAATTATGGCACCGTACGTCACCACATTGGGCAGTGGTATCGTTCCCGGCGCTGGTCAAGTCCAAACTGAACTGACAGCGGTCACTCGGCGCGGTTTCATACCCAAAATGATAGTACAGCTTTACAAGTCCTGCCCATTGGTGGCCTCACTCTTAGCCAATGCGAACACTGCATCGGGCGGTATTGATTCAATCAACCAGCCGGTACAGGGCGCAAGCTACGTGAACCATCAATGGTCGGATTACTCAGGCGCATTCTCGCAGCCCCCGAATCTCGTGGGAGCGCAGAATGCGCAGTTTGATTTAAAACTCTCAATTATCCCCGTCCCGTTCCTCGGAATGGAGGGTATCGTTCAGCTCGGTCACGATGTCATTCCGTTGATCGAAGCGAGGATGAATGACGCGGAGGCCGTTGCGAAGGACGCATGGGCGACCGCGCTCTATACCAACACATCGAACACCTCGGCGTTTATCGGCCTTCCGGCGTATATCGACGACGGTACGAACGTCGGCACTTACGCGAACATCAACAGCGCGACGGCAGGTAACGGCTTCTGGAAGTCCTCGTACACGAACAACAGCCCGACGATCAACCCCACAAGAGCTTTGCTCCTCATGTACATCAACCAGCTTGTGAAGGCTTGCGGTGAAGCTCCGACGTTCGGACTCATGGGCTTCGGTACGTGGACGCGGCTTGCGGAAGATTATCTCTCGCAGGAGCGTTACGACGTAAAATCCGGGTTCTCTCTCGGCGGCGTGGAATCGGGCTTCAGGGCTTTGATGGTTGCCGGTGTACCGATTTACGGCGATCCGTACTGCCCGGAAGGATACCTGTACCTCATCAACAGCAACTACCTTGCCCTGCACATTCATGAGCAGGCAGCTATGGCATTTACAGGGTTCCAATCTACCATCCCCGCAATGCAATTAGGTTATGTGGGAGCCGTTGTTACGGTGGCCGAGATGTGCGGGGTCAAGAGAAAGGCGAACAGTCAGACACGCGGTTTGAATTATGAGAATATTTAGATAAAACAAGGAGTTAGCATGGACATCTTGAAGGACAGATTTATGAGTAAGATAATCCCGATTCCCGAATGTGGATGTTGGATTTGGGAAGATGCTTGTTTGCCTTCTGGATACGGCATTACCGGTATTACCGGGAAATGCAGAATAGCCCATCGTGTTTCTTGGGAGCTTTTTAACGGCCCAATTCCAAAGGGAATGAGCGTCTGTCATTCATGTGACACTCCATCTTGTGTAAATCCTCGCCATCTGTTTCTTGGAACACAAAAAGACAATATCCAAGACGCAGTAAAAAAGAAGCGTATGAAAAATAATTACCGCTGCTTTAAGGGCGAGGAACATTACAAGGCTCGGCTAACCGAAAAAGATATTCTCATGATTCGATCAAGCAATGAGTGTTTAACTGCTCTTGCAAGACAATTCAAATGCACAATCCAAAATATATCCCGAATCAAAAAGGGATTGACTTGGAAACACATTTAACAGAAAGGAGAAAGAGTAATGAATTTACTCCAAATGACAGGACAGATTCTTCAGACGGGCCATCAGCTCGTTATCACGGTCAGGAACTATGCGACCTCGGCGATCCCTTACGGGTCAATCGTCATTCTCGATGCAACGAATAACGACACGACTCAGGCCATGTTGGGCGTTAAGACAACGACCTCAGCGGACTCGACCATCGTATGCGGCGTGATCTGCGAACCGGGCGGGATTCCGGCAGCCCCGGCAAGCACTGCTCCCCCGTGGTCTACCGGCAGGATGTGTGTATACGGCCTCGCGGACGTACTCGTGGTTTCCGGTTCGTACTCGGCAGGTGCGTATCTCGGCACATCCACCACGGCAGGTTCGGCAGCCACCGGGACGTTTGCAACCGGCTCGAAACTCGGCAAGGTATGGGCGAACGCAGGCGGCACGGTGACAACGACAATTGCGTTTATCAGTCTCAGCTAATCCACGAAAAGGAGATCAGCAATGCAAGAAGTAGTCGTGGTAAACAAGCATCCCTTTCCCGTTAATGACGGTTATCTCGGCATGAAGTGGACGTTTGAACCGGGTAAAAAGGTGACGATACCTCTTCCGGCAGCCGTGCATATCTTCGGCGTGGGCATTACCGAACCTCAGGTGCTGTCGGGAATCTATCGCCGGTTCGGTAAGCGGGTCGATGAAGGCGAGAAGTTTATTGCCGGATTCGACTTTACCCATGTTGAGCTTGTACAGCAGGAAGTCGTAGACGAGGCCGACAATCTGAAGGTGTCTCTTGAGGACACGCAGGCGAAACTTGCCGATGCGAATCAGACCATCGAGAGGCACGTTGCAGACCTCGACAAAGCAACCTCGCTTCTGAAGTCTCAGGAAGACCAGATTGCCGAACTGCACAAGCAGATAGAGCAGCTAACCGAAAAGTAACGCGAGGGGACTATGGCAACATTGCTCTCGGATTACATTAGCGACACACAGTTGCTATTGCACGACAGCACATATCAATTCTACACGCAGGCGGAGTTGATACGCTACTGCAATACAGCACGATCCATAACGGCGGCGGAAACAGGCTGCACAAGGCAGCTTGCGACCGCCGTCACTATTTATCCGCAGTTGGCGTGGGTGAAATCCACGGCGTACAACTTAAACGACCGTCTTTCAACCAGTACTTATAATGGATTTTATTATTACTGTTCGGTCGCAGGCACGAGCGGGGGAACTCAACCGACCTGGCCCACCACGAACGGCGGCACGGTCACGGACGGAGGCATTACCTGGACAGCCGTACAGGGGTACATCTATCAATATCCCCTGACTAACATCGTACCGAACAGGACCGCCCTCGGCTGTCTCGATGTGTACGTATGGTACAGCGGGACACAACGACTGCCAACAGTCTATTTACCCTATTCACAATTCGCACGGCAAGGGAGCGTGGTTTACAACGTCCCCGGTATGCCGTTTATCTGGTCGCAGAACAATCAAATTCTTTATATCTCACAGCCTCCGAGCATCGGGTATATAGCGGACTTCGATATTATCCTCGATCCCGCGCCGCTTGTGAACCCCACGGACGTTGATAGCGAAGTCCTCTCTCCATACAACGGATGCGTGAAGTATTACATGGCGCACCTTGCGAAGCTGAAAGACCAGCGCAGGAAAGAAGCGGAAGATTTCTCGAATGATTATTACCGTCAGAGAGGGAGAACTCTTGCTAACGGGATTCAGCGCAGATTGAAAGGCTGGTAATGGCGGAAAAAGAGAAAATATTTTTCAAGGCCATATCACAATTCAGGACGATCAATACGACGAACTCCGCCGTCACGATGAAAGACGATGAGTGCGATTTACTCACGAATTTCATGCCGATAGGACTGTCCCTTTATACCGTGCCGGGATATTCCGCGATCCTTGCGACCATAGGGAACTCTGAGGCTGTTTGGCAAGCGACACATACCTATGCGGCAAATGCCGTGGTGCGGCCTACCGTAGCGAACGGGTTTATTTACATGGTGACGGCAGGGGGCGGGGGGAACTCAGGGGGCAGCGAACCCACCTGGCCGCTTGTAAACGGAAATACGGTCGTAGATGGAGCCCTGACCTGGACTACATACTCGAGCACCGTGATGAGAGGCTTTACCGTCAATCTCAACGGCACTCTTTACAACCTCATTGCCACGGTAGGCGGCGCGCTCTATTTCCTCGATGGAAGTTATAATCAATTCCGTTTATGCCTTCCGGCCACGTTGACGAACCCGAAGTTTGAGCAATGGAATTATCTTTATTCCGTCCTCGTTGATCCGACAGCAGGGTATTTTTCCGTGTTTGGCCTTAACGCCCCGTTCGGCGCGGCAGGTACGGCAATGGCGACGACAGCGGCCAAAGTAAAATTCACGAACAACATAACATATTACATCAGCACGAACTCATATACAAAATCAGCGACTGATAACTTTTGGGATCTCACCGGATTCAATGTCACGAATAGTTATTATAACAAGTGCTATCTGTATATCAGCACGGCAGGGGTTGCATCCATAGCGGCGGGTACGCAGAATACTTCTTGGGTCGGCGTGGTCATGCCAGCGCTCGATACGACAAAGGCGCTTGTCGGAACTCTGTCCGTGCATCCCACAGGCACGGGGAATTTTACCGGAGGCACAACGGCACTCAATGATGGGACAGTCGTGCCGAACGCAACGTATCTCGATCAAACCCTGTTACAGCTTATCGACAATACGTTAAAAGGTTCTTCAATAGCCGTATGGCAGAATCGCGTATGGATAGGGACGGGGACGAATCGGGGAATACTTTTTTCAAGCCCTGGACTCTATAATGATTTTACCACACTCAACGGCGGTGGGGTTGTAACCGACAACTATACCGACCTCAGAAATCAGATAATGAACCTCGTATCTTCTCAGGATTATCTTTACGTCTGCGGCGATCACTCGACTCACGTTATTTACGGATTACAGATAAGCGCATCGGGGAATACATCATTCAACCTTTCCGATGCACTTCCGACCGTGGGCGCGCTCTACCCTGAGACGGCGATTGCTTCCGGTCCGATAGTTTTAATGATGGGAGATGTCGGCATCAATGCGGTCAACGCGGGCTCACGGGAATACATATCTCAAAATCTTGAGGGCGCTTATATATCATTCGATACGACATTTTTGCCGATAGCGTTCTTTGCGAAGATTTACAACAAACTATGCTACTGCGTGTTGGTGAGGATGTACGATCCGGTCAACGGCACTCCGGGGAAGTGGTTACTCTGTTTCTACGAAGGCCGGTGGTTCATGGTCTATTTCGGCCTTGATCTTGTGTATGGATGGCAGAAAGCCACGACAACCGACACGCTGGCGTTCGCGGCTTACGGGAACAATATCATTCAACTTTTTACGGGCGTTTCATCCCTAACGCATCAGGTGAGAACGAGAGCGTTTACTTTCGGCACGCCATTGTATGACAAGCATGTCATGAAAGTGGGAGCTTCGATCCTGAATACCATCGGGCTTACCGGAAACATCGTAGCGACCATTTCAGCGATAGGTACGGGCAGTCCGCAGGGGAACACAAGCGGGAGTGCCACCAGCGGCCCTATCGGAACAACGGGGGTTACGTTCACGCCGAATCTCATGACATGGCTGAATAATTCAGGTGGAACAATTTCGTGGTTGAACGGAGCAACGCCGCTGCTCTGGTACGCCGCATATAACGATATGGATAGTTACGGGAATTGCAACGGACGGGGCAAGCGGATACAGATTGATTATACCGAAACGTCGGCGACTCAATACATCTTGAACGAACTTTTTGTTGAGGGTGAGTACGCAGCAAGTTATTAAAAGGAGATCACGATGGCAACGATTACATTCCCCAATACCTTTGGAGGACTTTCAACAGCGCAAGGAAGCTACCTCGATGCTAACTATCAGGCAATAAACACATGGTTGGCAGGCGGGAATATAGACCATACGATGGTCAGCTTGTCGGATTTGAATGTCTATATTACACCGAAGTCAATTGGAATGACAAGTGAAGCAAGCGCAACATCGGCAACATCACCGGTTAGTCTTAATTTAGGAACAGTAACAGCAGGAGACAGAATATTTGTGCAAGAATATGTTCAAGGGACTAATAATTCATCTATGACGGTAACGATGGCTGCAATAAATAAAGCCTCTGGGTCTTCAACGGGAATTTTCTTACAATCATTAACTGCTATAGACGATCATAAATATTGTATATTAAATGATACTCAGAGTACAAGTATAAGTGGAATATGGGAAGTCACAGGAAATGGAACTTTAACATTACAGGCTGCATCAGGATTAACAACAATTAATGTAGTACAAATTTACGCTTTCTTCTTAAAGAAGCAATAGGACTTTATGTTCTCACGAAACTTTTTCAACACCGGAGTAGACCCGACGAACCCGCAGGAGTGGGCGCAGTTCATGTCCAATTTGAATATTCAACTGGATGCTATGACTGCGGCGATACAGAATCCTGTGCCGGGCATGACCCTTGCCGTGCCTACAACTCTTATTTCTTCTGCGGCATCCACGACCATATCGGGATTGAGTTCTGGCGTGAACTATATGATCCTGATGAACTTGATTCAGAATACGAGTAATGGTTATGCGTATGTACGATTCAACGGCGACAGTGGGGCTAATTATCGTTATACGCTTGGACAAATGGGCGGCGGCAGCGCTGTTGATTACGATGGAGCAGCAGGCCAATCCTTAATAATTCTTTCATCAACTGTGAATTTGATTCTGGCAGGAGAGACGTTTAATTCGACAGCATGGCTACATACAAAGTATGGGGACAATAATAAGGCGGAAATTAGAGCATTATCAGGTACGACATGGGCAAGCGGCACACAAGTTCAACCAACTGCGTCTGGTCAATATTCAGGTGCAGCTAATTTATCATCTATAACAATCGCAACCTCGGCAGGAACATTGTCGGGTACGGTAAGTATTTATATTATTAGTGCATGATGGTCACTCTTAAAATCATAGATGATGTCAATGTCATTGTGAATATGTGGCCTATCATAGCGCCACAACTGAGAGAGGACTTGAAACACAAGACGGACGGTTCAACTGAGGACTTGGTATATCAACGGCTCATATCGAAAACTATTTTTATGACGCAGATATTCGTTGATGACAAGTATGCAGGGTTCTTCACGGCGGCGAGGAATTTTTCAAGGCCGGGGTATTTGTTGCTATTTAATATCTTCCTCGATCATTCGTTGCCGAGCAGCACGATGAAAGAAGCGGTGGAAGCAGCCGGGAAACTATGGAAGCCGAAGGGGATCAAGGGCGTTCATTTCTATGCCGACAGGAAAGCGTTTCAGAGGCGGCTTGCTCCGGCAGGGTTCACGGTAGGCAGCATTGAATTGATAAAGGAATTTTGAGAGGTGAATTATGGGTGGCGGCGGGAATATGTTCAATCCAATAGGTAGTCTGTTAAGCGGCGGAGGCGGCGATAGAAGGGCAGACATATCCTACGAAACAGGCCGCCGAGATCAGATGAATGCGCTCGGTCAAGAGGAGCTTGGACGATACCAGCATTACCGGGACACCGGAGAGATTACCGCATCTCAACAAGCTGAGCTTGACGTTCAAGGTGCGGCATCCAAAGCGAGAACGCGGCAGGCTTATGGAAGCGCGGGTGTTGGCGACAGCACTATGGCGACCAGCGCGGAAAGCACTGTTGATATGAATACCCTCATTCAGAAGGGCAATTTCAATCAGATGGATATGGCGCAAGCCTATAACGCCGCTATGCGGGACTTCGGTATGTCGGATACCATGCAGTTGAATATCATGCAGTTGCACCGGGATGAGAGAATAGAAAACTTGACAGCAACGTCGATGCTGATGGGAGTAATGGGCGGATTAGCAGGAGGCGGAAAGACTCAAGCTCCTCAAGAGCAGCCATATCAATCCGATCAACCTCAAAGCACAAGTTTCGATACAGCAGGTTCAAGTGGCGGCGAGTACATGACGAATACAGGAGAGACTTCAAGCCCTCCCACTCAAAGCTACATGGACAATACGGGAGCAACCGGAGTCTCTACCGAATCAGGCAGTAGTCTGCAATTCATACAATAAGGAGCTAATCATGCCGGACGATAATACCAGCACAGTGACCGCAGAGTCGGCGGTAAGCTCGACTCCTTTGGGACTGTCGAATATTTTGGGGCCAACGTATCAGTCAGAAGATTTGAAAGACCCCAAAGTACAGCAAGCCATAAAGACGATTAAAGAGACAGAGACAACCGAGAACGCTAAACTTGAGGCTTCCGAGAAGTCTATTACCGAGGCAATGACAACCCAGGCCGAACACGCGGCGCAAAGACCTGAACAGCAGAAAGTCCCTGAATATCAGGAACCGCAGCAGCAATGGCCGTGGCAGCAGCAAGACGTTATGCCGTGGATAAAGTTTGTCGGGAGTGCGCTTATCATGACCGGGATCATCGGCTCGGCAGTGGCAGCGAAAGACGGTGCTATGGCAATGACGGCCCTTGCCTCATTCCTTCAAGGTGTGAAAGAGAACGATCAAGCGACCGCACAGGCCAGCATGGGAAAGTATAAGATGCACGTGCATGCAATCATCAAGAACAACGAATCGGAATTGAAGGGCTATGAGAATATCCTTTACAGCGATAAACTATCCGTGTCGGAGAAACTTCAGCAGTTCAACCTTACATCGAGGCAGGCGAACAATCATTTAAATAGGGATGTTAAGACCTTAAAAGATGCGATCAACGCAGTTCAGCAAGCGAAGAATAACACGGAGAAACTTAAACAGGGGAATGAGAAGATCAAAAATACGAAAGAGAAAAGCGACAAAACAAATGAAATGAAAAATGCAGAAAAGATGCTCGATGATTATTGTGAGGCGAATAAAATATCACGGGAAGAAGCCGCTGCTCAAGGCATTACTGTAGGAAATATATTAGCAGATATGACGGATGCTTCCAAAGGTTCTGCAATTAAGAAAAAGTTTAGAGAAGCAACTGAGAACGCATTTGTAGCGAGGGCACAAGAAAAATATCCAAATGAGCATACACCGGGAACCGCTTCAAAGAGTAAAGGCAAAGTCGTTGCTGTGGTGGGTAAAGATGGGCAATGGCACAAGCCGAAATTGGATGCGCAAAAACAGCCCATTAAGAGCGGTGATGATTGGGTTGCCGATGAAGGCGTTGAGGTTAAAAAATCTAAGGGGTGGAAATTTTGGCAGTAGAGTTGGAACTTGATGCTCCGGTAGCAAGCAAGGCATACAACGACCTTGAATTAGATAGGCCGGTCAAGAGGAAAATTGACCCTCACGATCTTGTTCTTGATGGGCCGGGGCTTCTATTAGACCGACCACCTTCTGATAACCGTGTTCCCGCCTCCCCTGAAGAGTGGGCGCAACCGTTTACGCCGGAAGAGGTCAAGGATATAGCCTACCGGACCCCCCTTGCCGTGGCACAGGGCGCGGTCAATTTCCCTGTTGGGGTGATAGGCGGGGCGCTTGAAACGGTCAAGGCATTCGTCGATAACGATCCTCACCCGTTCCAGAAGGGCAGGGCGTACATTGAAAAGACCCCGGAGATCACCGGACTCAATATAGCCCCTCCACAGACCCCGTTCGGTCAAGCTCTACCGAACGCGATCCCCTTTGTCGGTATCTACAACGTGGCCGATGGAGTATCCCAAAAACTGCTTGAAGGACACCCGGACGCTCAGGCGTTCGCCTCGCAGCTTTTGGGCATAGCTTCCCTGGCCGGTCCCGTGGTCTACGGCAAGGTCAGGTCAAGGCTCGGCAAGGCAGGTGATTTCCTTCAAAAAGTGGCCTCCGGGGAGGTTGTGCCTAAAACTGAGGCACAGACCCGGTTTGTCGAAAATGCCCTGACTGACATGAGGGATATGGCACAGCAGGCTTTTGAATATAATCAATTACCGGAAGGTGCAGAAGCCCATTCAACGCCATTCTTGAACCCCAAAGTGGTCAATTCTCAGGTCAGCAACTTTATCAAGAGAATTGGGAATACTGAGATTATGGACGGCCTCAAGCGAGGGTTTGCGGCTGTTACGCGGGAAGGCGCGGAACTATCTGCCTCAGAGTTGAGTGAAAACATCTCCCGTGCAGAACGGGCAAGGGATGTTTTTGAATACGGTATGGTTCAGGCAGACAAGCTGTTTATGAAGTCCCCGCCAAAAGACAACATTGACTTCATGCAGCGCATGGACACCGGAATGAAGCAGCCAACAAGGGAGCTTCAGACAATTTCCGATGCCGTAAAGACCATGTTCGATGCAAAGGTAAAAGATGTTCAATCATTAGGTACAGGCGCACTTGAACAGGTAAGAGAAAACTATTTTCCGCACATTTGGGAAAAGGCCGGAAAGACAGCGGAAGCACTCAAGGCACTTTCAAAGAGGCCGCTTGAAGGCAGTAAGTCATTCCTCAGACAGCGGGTTTTTGATGATGTTCAAGCAGGCGTTAAGGCGGGATACAAACCTGCTTCATACAATCCTCTTGATCTTGTCGCTCTGAAGATGATGGAGATGGACAAGTATATCGTTGCACACAAGACAATAAACGCGCTGAAAGAATCGGGAGAGATTAAGTTTTTCAAATCATCCCAACGGCCTGATTTCACCGAATGGCAACCTATCAATGATAAGTATGCAACAGTTTGGCGACCTATTAAGAACGAGGCCGGAGAAGTAATAGCCCATACCATATCAGGCCGCTACTATGCGAAAGATGCCACAGCGCAGGTGATTAATAATTATCTATCACCAACACTTTACAGTAATAAGTATGTCGGCTCTCTGTTCAAGGCGTATATGGGTGGCGCGAATCATTTGAATCAATTTCAGCTCGGGGTATTTTCAGCTTTCCATGCCGGGTTCACTTCTTTTGAATCCGTCATCTCTCATAACGCTCTTGCCATTCGCCAGCTTTGGGAAGGAAGGGTATTAGATGCTGGCAAGCATTTTATACAGGCTCCGGTAGCATTCATAAAAAATCCGATGCTTGGTAACAAGCTGATTAAGGAATGGAACAAGCCTGGATCGCAGGGCGCGGAAATGGCGCAGATTATAGACGCTCTTCAGTCTTCAGGTGGCAGGCTTAATGCTTTACGTTCAGAGCGATTTCAAACAAACGCTACAAAGAAGATGAGGGAAGCATGGAACCGCGACACCGCAGGGGGGAAAGTAGAAGCTGTATTCAGAAGCCCCTTTGCGCTCGTTGAACAGTCGGCAAAGCCTATTATGAAATGGCTCGTGCCTCGTCAAAAGTTCGGGGTATTCGGCGAGTTAATGAACGATTGGATAAAACAAAACCCGAACGCTTCCCATGAAGCAATGAGGGAGGCAGCTCGGCAATTTTGGAACCGTGTTGACTCAAGGCTTGGGCAAGTTGTCTATGATCGCCTCTTTGCTCATAACGTCGCAAAGAATGTCGC